TTTTTTTAAGGTGGTTTTATGCAACAGAGTGGGTTTAAAATGAATAATATATTAAAGAAATTAGGCGCTTATTGCACCTTTCTTATTCAGAAATCTACAACTCCCTCTGACACTTTTTATCAAGAATCAACCACCACATATAAAGAAGTAAAATATTGGGCTGTTGTTCTCCCTGCCCGCGCATATGACTTACATTCTAATGTATTTGGACGTTTAGATCGCACTGGAGTTGAACAATTTGGTATCATCAACATTTTTATCAATATTCAAGATGGTGATACCATTGTTCTAAACCGTGATTACTACGTTGATAACGTTGGTAAATACCAGATTGTAGGAAAAGAGATTTTTGGAACATCATATTACTTACTTGAAGCACACCTGGAGTCTGCACTATGAAAATAATGGTGCAAGGTGTAGAGGAAACTAATCTAAAGTTAAGTCAGATTCTTGCTGCTGTGCAGGAGAATGTAGATAATACGCTTGATCTCTTTAGTGCTGATATGACAAAGGAGATCAAGGACTCTGCACCATATGATACAGGTCGCTACATGAGTTCTTGGTTCTATGAACGTAAAGAAGCGTTGAAGTATGCAATCGTAAGTCAAAATTCTTACGTTCCTTACAATACGGTTCTTGTGTTTGGCACAGAGAAATTCAAACCGATTGCCAATGAACCACGCTACAAATATCCTGATTCTGAACGTGGTATTATCCATGATGTAAGACAGATTAAGTTTATCTATAGTATTAAACTTGGTCAGTTAATTAAACGTGTGAATTTATTAAATGCAAATATTTCATTGGCGGGATTATAATGGATATAGATGGTGTTTTAAAGGAACTTGCAAATTTTATTGAAGATAAAGTTCCAGAACTTAAAAATAAAGTTACTACCATTTATCCCGAATCGGAAAGATTCGCTCCCCCTACCGTTGTAATAGACATTGTAGCGGGGAGAGAAACCCTAATCATCGATGGAACAAAGACACATGAATTAGTGCGCATTGCAATCATTTCTGATAAGAAGAGTGAGATCAATCGCATTTTCAAATTGATTACAGATGCTTTCCTGGATTATGGACGGGAACTTACATTATGCATTTATGGTGGTGTAAGTTATATTTCTCCTGTTGCTCCTGCATTTGTTGAAAAGAATAGTGCAATGAAACGTGAATTAGACATTGTTGTAATTGAATTTAGAAAGAGAAGGTGAAAATTATGGGACAGAACGCAGGTTATACTACAACTGTTGAATATGTTAAAGAAACTACTTTTGGTACAATACCTACGAATCCTAAAATGGCTTGGATTGGTATTGTTACCGATGCTAAGTTTACGGATAAACCAAAGTCATTTTCCACGCGGTATTTTACGGATGCTGCCTACACTAATCCGAAGTCTGCTGCTTACAAGCACATTAAGACTGTAATGGAAGCGGGTATTGAAATTGAGTATGTGCCACAGGACATTATGAGTGGTTTCATTGGGTTTGCGCTTGGTGGTGATGATACTACTTGCACTGGTCTTGTAGATGGTATTAATTCCGTTACGATTGGTGCAATTATCACAGGTGGGACGAATAAGTATCTTCTCTACGAGGGATGTGTAGTTGATGAGTTTACGCTCACCATTCCTGAAGATGATGTGCTGAAGTGTTCTGCTAAGTTTACTGCTGCTGATGCTGCCGCACCTTCCGCTACTGATTACAAGGGAACGGGTAGTAATGCAACGGAGATCACCGATGCAATGCTTACGTGTGATGATATTAGTGCCATTAAGTTAAGCACAGACAATGGTTCTTCCTGGGTCAATGCTACTGATATTGTGCGTGAGATTGAGTTGTCTATCTCGAATAAGAATGTCTACCTCAAGGATCTTGCCTCTACTAACAGCACTCATATTGCAGGTGTTGTAAACGTGGGTAAGGACGTTAAACTTGGTCTTGAACTGTATTATGATGATCTTGATCTTCTTACACAGGTTCGAGCACTTACACAGTGTGGATTTAAGTTTACGTGTGATAGCAAGACTTTCACGCTTACGGGTGTTCAGTTCCCCGAGTATCCCCTTGATGTCAAGCCTGATGAGGTTATTGGGGATAAATTGGAATCGCTGCAAGTTACCGGGCTTACAATAGCCTAAATATTTTTTTCTTACTGATTATTATGGTTAACGTTATTATTAACAATGAAACATATGAACTGTCTGATGAACCTTACCACGGTATTGTGCGTAAAGTTCGTAAGATGCAGAAAGCAATGCTTATTGAACTTCTATCCAGGTTCAAGGATGAACTTGACGATAGTATGAAAATTGAAGATGCTCTTGCTATGATTGCAAACAAGCATCCCGATGAAATTATTGAATATTCTGAGCGTGAAGAAGATTTCATTGTGGTTACTACGATTTCTCTCGCTACAAATAAGATGTGGAATATAGAGGACTTTGACACTGTTCCTATTGGGGAAATGGATAAGATTTTCCAACAGTGTAAGGATGTTCTTGGCGGCGATGTGAACCGTTTTTTCAGAGGTTACGCGACGAATACACAGGAAGCGCCGAAGGAACTCAAGTTGAAGAAGAAGTAGGACAACTTTCTTTTTCAAACAATAAAGTAGCAGAAGTGCGTAAGAAACTCAAAGAACGTAAATACTTACGTAATCTTCTGGAAGAGGATACTTATTACAAAAAAATAGCGCGATGGAAACATGCCTTACGGAATGGTTCTGACGATGAAGATTTTGCAGACTTTGTATTAATTGATGCTTTTGGTTGGTCATGGGAACACCTGAATCAATTACCGGAACAGAAGTATCTTGCTATTTCTAAAATATTGTCCTTAAAGAATGCTGAAGAAGCAAAGCAGGCTAAACGACAGAAGCAGAAGAAAAGGTGAGATTGATGCAACTTGGAGATAATGACATTGTAATTTATGTCGGCGGTAATATTACTGACTTTCAAAATAAGATGGCACAGGCACAAGGTATTACTGCCGCTACTAGTGCATCAATGGCAGGAACAATAGGACGTATGGGTGGTTCTATTGAAAGAACACTCAAAACAACCGGCAACACTGTTGTAGGTGCTACGGGTGCTGCTTCTGTCGCAATGGTCTATCCTCTTACTCGTATTGCAGGTTCCATTTTTGAAATCGGTAGTGAACTTGATTCAACGTCGCAGAAAACTACCGCTGTTTTTGATTTGATGGGACGTAATGTAAACGATGTTAAGAAAGATTTAGAAGATTTTGCCTTTTCCCTTGCTGGTAATACAATGTTCTCAGCAAATGAGATCATGGAGTCTATGTATGGTATGGCTCAGGCAGGTATGCAGGTTGAAGATATTTATACATTAATGCCTGAAGTTATCAACCTTGCAACTGCACAAAACATGGATCTTGATACTACTTTTAAAATGTTATACGGAACATTGCAGGCATATAAATTAAATGCTTCTGATGCTACAAATGTAACTCACGCTATGGCAGCATCAATGAGTGCATCGGTGCTTGATGCTGAAGATTTAGTGTATGCAATGAAATATATTAATCCTACATTTGCTGCGCTTGGTTACAGTTATAATGAAGGATTAACAATGATTGCAATGTTACGTGATTTGACTTTCACTGGTCAGAATGGTGGAAGAATCTTACGTGACGCATTTACTGATTTAATTGCCCCTACTGCTGAATCAATGAATATTATGCGTAAGTGGGGTATTTCGGTCTATACCAACAGTGAAGAAATAAATGGTTTAGTTGCAGAGTATTATAGTGCATCTGAAGCACTTGAACAGATGAAGAGTGATACATCTGCATCTAACGAAGAAATACAAAAACATAAAGATTTTATTATTCAGTTACAAGGGCAGATGGTAGGTTTAGATAAATCATCTGAGCAATATAAGAGTTTAAAGAAGGCACTTGATGAAGCACTTTACGCAGAACGTGTAATGAAGAATGAAGTTAGTAAATCTAATTCTGCAATAGAAACACAGACTGCTAAAGTAAAAGCCCTTGAAAAACAAGTTAATGATTTCTCCGCTACTGGAATGAAAGCACCTGCTGAAATTCTCAATGAGTTGTGGAAAGCGCGTGAAGCGGGCATGACTGAAGGTGAGTTTTCTACTGTTTTTGGTAAACAGTCATATGCTGCAATGATGCAACTCACCAGAGATAAGGAAAAATATGCTGAAGTTTTAGAGTATGTTACTTATACTGAAGGTGAAGTGAATGAAGCACAAAGACAATCTGATATTGTTACCGCTTCTACTGCTGCAAGTTGGACTATTTTAAATAATCATATAACATCGGCGGCGGGTGAAATTTATAGATCCGTAGCACCTGCATTAAAAGTATTATTTGATTCGTTAAATGAGAACTTTGACGGTATTAAAGAGTTTTGTATAATGGTTGCACAGAACTTTGTTCCTATCTTACAAGATATTGCTAATCGTGTAATTGGTGTAGTTGAATGGTTTAATGGATTAGATGAAGGAACAAAGAATCTTATTGCCAAAATAACAGCAATGGGTGTTGCATTTACACTTATTGGCATTCCATTAATGTTATTTACTGGTATTATTTTATGGACACTTTCACCAATGGTAGGTCTTATCGGTAGAATAGGACTTGTAATAGAGCGCATTGGTATCTTACGTGCAGGGATGGTTACACTCAATCCTGACGCTGTAATCTTTGGTAAAAACATAATGGATATCAAGGATTCAGTAGGAATGTTTGCATCCTCATTACTAAACATGAATGGTCCTTTAACCGTTGCTAAGAGTGGTATTGCAACATTTGTAGGGACATTCAAAACTCTTGGTGTTGGCGGTGCAGTTCAGAAGTTACTCTTAGGTGGACTTTCAGGAGTTTATGGTGCTATTACAGGTGTAGGTGGAGCATTCACAGCCGCTATTCCTGCAATCATGGGCGCTATTGCAGCATTGTTACCCTTGATTGGTTGGATTGTTTTAATTGTAGCGGCAGTTACCGCACTCTGGTTTGCCTGGAAGAATAATTGGTTTGGAATCAGAGATATTACTGCCAATGCTATCACGTTCATAATGGATCATATTAAAATTCTTACTGATTTTATTAGTGAAACGTTTGGTGTAATCTTTGGTAGTGTTTCTAATTTATTTGATGCATTTATTAATGGTGATGTAAACGGATTATTCAACGCTTTAGGTGGTCTTATTGGTGGAATCATCAGGTTAGTTGGTGGTTTACCTCTTAAGATGCTTGAGGTTGGATTCCGTATGATCGTTGATTTCTGTAAGGGAATCATTGATGCTGCACCGAATGTTGGTTCTTCACTTATTGAATGGATCTTAAATGGTGGAATCCAGGACTTCATTATCAGTGCAATCAAAGCGGCTGTAGAAGCAGGTGCAGCATTTGTAAAGGGTTTCATCGACGGTATTATGGGTAAAGCACCTGATGTCAAAGAGAAGGCTAAACCTGTAGGCAAGGCAGTTACAGACGGCATAAATGATGGTGTAGAGTCTGGTTTACCTGATGTCTATAAAACAATGGAAGATGGTGCTGTAAAGAGTGCTAATATTTTTGAACAGAAATTCAATGATACGTTCAGTAAATTAGATACTAAGAATCTTACTGAAGATGAATTAAATAATTTTAAGGCACTTGAACTTTCAAGAAAGGTTGTCGATTTAACAGAATTAACAGATGATGATAAACAATTTATTGGTGAATTACAAACTTTAATTGAAAAAAATGGTGGTGAAATACCAGAGAAATTAAAGAAGAAAATAGATGAACAAGTAAAGGAACAGAAACCCTGGGCTGCCTTCCATGAAGAGTTTAGGAAAGAGTTTGATTTGATTCTTTATGAGTGGGCATCTTATGACAGAACTATAATGGAAAAGATGAGCACAGGGTTTAAGGCAGCAGATCCATTTATTAATCTTTTAGATGGACTCCAAGATGAAGAAAAACAGTTAATCGCTTTCCTTGATTCTGTAGCATCCGAATCTGGTAAGTTACCTGAAGATTTACAAAATGCGTTAAACACTAAACTGAAGATGGAACAGCCGCTTGATGAATGGTGGACTGATTTCTATCAGAAGTGGAAGGATACGGAAAAACTGATTGATAAACCTATAACCAAGACAGTTTCCCTTAAAATTGAAGTTGTTACTGATAATGTTATTGAGGACGAAACAGAAGAGGTTGAAGAAAGTGCAAAAGAAGCATCAATTCTGTATAATAACAACTTTGCCGATGTTCTTTCAGGTAACACGAGTGCAGCAGGACTTAAAGCGATTATAAATGGTGAAATTGATAAGACTGTAGAAGATGCAGGGAAAACAGGTAAAGCGGCAGCAGAAGAGTTTGCAGAGAACTTTACTACTACAATTGAGAATAAAGAATTAATTATATCGATTTATCCCTCTACAAAATTAGAAACATTTGATTATTCTGATTATAACGTAGATGATTATGATACAAATGTAACACAGACTGTTGATGCAACTGTCACGCCTACAATCGATGAGGAGAAGAAAGAACAGGTAAAGGTTGACTCTAACACCGAGGGCAAGGAATTAGTTGAGTCTTACAAGAAAGGTGTAGAAGAGAAGAAACCTGAACTTGACGCTACAGTAGATACAGTAAAATCATCAATCCTTGAAAAGTTGAATCTTGCAGAGAAAGCGTATGATCTTGGTTACACATTTGTCAATTCCTACACGAGTGGTATATTAGCGGCAATTCCCGCACTTCAGGCGGCAGTTAATCAGATGAATGGTATTCTGGACAGTGTAGAAGCACCACCTGTTAGTGTTACGTATAATGTGTCTGCTGCAATGGTTAACTTCGACGGTTTACCGCAACTTCAGGGCAGTGGCACTACGAATAACTATGACATTGATGTAAACCTTAATAATGCAATAATTCGTAGTGAGCAGGACATAGATAAACTTGCAGATGCCGTGTATGAACGTATTAGTAGGAATGCGGGGTTAACAGCATGAAGGCAGTTCTCCGTGGACTACGTGATTATAATGTCAATTCTTACACGGTTACTCTGAAGAGCAATGAGAAGAAATATTGCATTGTTACCATCTCTGCAAAAGACTACTACACACTTCAGAGTGAGTCAGAGTTGATGTTGATTGTTGATGGGATGGAAATATTCACTGGCGTAATCAACAAAATCAATTTTGATTACTTGAACAATAAATACAACATTACTCTGGATGAACTTGCCTACAAGTTATCATTTGACTATGATTTGATGAGTAAAAATGCAAGTTTTGACATCACTTACACCTCAACCACCTCTAACATCATCTTGTCAGAGATCCTTGCTAATACAGCGTTTACAGTGGGTTACGTGCCAATACAGATTATTCCTGAATTAAAAGGTGACAAACTCAATCGCTATGAATGGTTACGTCTGCTTGCAGAGAATTGTGTTTGTGGCCTGGATGCAAATGGTAAGTATACAACCGATTCTGCTAACATTGTCTCTGAACAGACTGCATGTGATGTGTGGACGGTAGGAAGTGAGGTTTTCATTGGTGTAAATGGTTGCACCCGTAGTAACAAGTCAAGTCATGTTTGGAGTAAGAAAACATGCGATATAACCAATGCAATCATCGACATTCCCGAAATTGAGATTAATGTCAATCCTACACAGAAGGTTATTGTAATCGGTAAGAATGGTATTACTGGTGAGGCAAGTGTAGGCACTAGTCCCACTATTGTTATTACAGATGATTCTTGTGCGGATGCAGCAGCATGTGAGAAACGTGCAAAGGATGAATTGAGTAAACAGAATAAACTTGCATCACTTACGATTAATGTTGATCCCGACTTGTTCTACTCAAAGGTGATTGAACTTGGTTGTCACGTTACTATAAATGAACCTGCATTCATCGCTGGCACGTATGAGATTATTGAAATGGAAATTACTCATGAAAAGTGTAGTATTACCCTTGATAGACCAAAGAAACGATTAGAGACTATACTTGATGATTTGAAGCGTCGTATGAATTTAATTGAGAGGTGGAGATAAATGTATATTGGAGATATTTATATTCCGTATGTTTCGGAATTTTCAGCAAATAAAACCACCAAAGAAAGTAAGGAAACTAACTTCATCTCTGGCGATGCTGATCTTGATGAGACTGCACCGAAACTGAAAGAACTTACTATAGCGGGTGTTGCAGCAGCATATGGAAGTAAGACTTCGGATGATTACGCTGATGATCTTGAAGCGGTATTGATACGTAATTCTGCCTACAATATTGTTGAGTATAATAATAAGAAGGGTTACTTTGTCCTCAATGATGTTGATATTCCTGACACGGTAGAGAATCAGAATGCGCGTGAGTTTAGTGGAACAGGCAAGTTCCTTCCTGCTACTCGTTATGAATGTTCATACCGTGTAGAGACTGATTATGTTGAGAGTGATCTTGCAATACAGTTCCCTCCAATCATTGCTCTTCCTACAAGTGCAACCAATGTCAGAATCAAGTCACCCTGGGAAATCATGTTTATTGATGAGTGGTATGGAACTGTTGGTAGTGATGGTAAAATATCCATCTTTAAACCGTTCCCTATTTTTGACTCTGATAACTATGTAACAGCATCATCCACAGGTGATAAGACTTACATGGAGTCTGCTTACGGTTGTTATGTAACAGTGCTCAATGCACAGGATGAAAAAACCGAATGGACTACCGTTGTAGGCACAGATTTACCAAAGGGACGTTATAAGATTGTATTCCGCTTACAAGATTTAAATGTAACAGATGATATTGGTGTAATCGTAACAGGTAGTGTAAGTGGTGAACTGATTAATGAAACCTTTACTACGGGTGATACTCATTGGGTTACGATTGAAACATCAGAGTTTGAAGTTATTACGCATGAGACATTAACCGTAGACATCAAGAAACTGACTGATACTGCAAACACTATTGAAGTGAACTACGGATTCATTCTTCCTACCTATACTGCAAAGGTAGTATTTGAGAATGAAACTGAAGTAGATTGTGGTAATGTCAAGGTGTTTGACACTAATGGTTCTACAAATGAATCTGAATGGAAACAAGTGTTTAATTACAACCATGACTTCTCTACGGGTATAGTAATTCAAAACTCATTCTTCCGTTGGCATGTGGATACAAATGAGGTTTGGGATAATACAGGTGAGTTAACCAATCTCATCAATAATCAGGTAGGAAGATTATATCCGCGTGCATTCAAAAACAATGATGTCAGTTACATTATAAAGGAGATTCGTCCTGATCTTGTAGAGATTGAGTTTTCTCTGTTTAATGGTGAATCAGATGCAGGTGCAGAAGATTGTAGAGAGATAGTTCTTGCTCGTTTCACTCCGTTGTATGTTACCTTTGAATTAATCCGTAATGGTTCATTCAAATGGGATTGGCATGTTGATTTCAGCACTATGCCCTCATGGAAGGCGATTAGTGCGCCTTCTGATTTAATGGTAACATCATCGTTAGCAAACACTGAACATACAAGTGAGAATGGTATCTTTACAATAATATTTGATGAATGTATTGCAGGTATTTGTAAATCAAAGAATAGTAGTGCATTAGTGCTTGGTGAAGGTGGAATGTATGTAAACAATACTGTTGAGTCGGGCAATTTTATGTTTACACTCTTCATGATTTCAGGTTACCAGGGTTCTGAATATATATTCCAAAATACTACTGATGTTACATTATCAAACGTGCAGTCTAATAGGATATTTGATAATTTTGCTGTTGATTCTTCTGCTGAATATGATGTAGAAAATGGTAGTGCATTTACAGAAGCGTATGCATATAAGTATGGTGTTGGTGTTTGGATAACGAGTGATAGTGATGCACTAATTACCAAGAAATTAAAGAATTTCAAATTAGGAACAGGTAATTATAAAATCAGATTAGAATTTCTTAATGCAAAGACCATTACCCGTGAAGCAGGTATTATAATTGCCGGTGATCCTACTTATGATAATACCTATTATGTTTGTTGTTTAGAACTTGATGCAACACAATCTTCAGGTGGTAATAAATCAAAGGTTAAATTGCTTAAGTTTAATCAGAATGCAGGAAGTGAAGGTTCATATGGTGTAGATGGATATGGTGAATATGGTTATGGTGCAGATGGTAGTGAAGTTGTCGCTGCAATAGAAACTGTTACGGCATATGTAACAACAATGTATTACCTTGAATGTGAGTATAATAATGAAAACCGCACATTTGAAATATATTTCTACCTTGGAACCGACACAAAACCATCTACACCATTAATAACCTATACTGGCGATGAAATGTTTGAATATGGTAATGCGGGTTTATTTATTCGATCTTCAGTAGCAGGTGCAGGCAATATTAATGTTTTAATCTATGATTTAGAAGTAACCGATTCAATGGTTTATGAAAATGTAGGTTATCCGTTTACTGTAATGACCGGCACTTCACATGGCGGAGCGGCTGCATCACAGAAAATAACAATATTTGATGGTATAATTGGAACAGATATAGATATTGGACGTTATAATTTAACCGTTCAGACAATTTCTACAAGTGCAGCAAGTGAACTTGAATTTTCATTTGTTAATTTGACCGATGATACAACATTAGCCATTGATACATCTGCAAAAAGTGTAATGATAGGCGGTGATACAGTATTAACGTCATATAACCATGTTATTGAACTGAAAGAGTCTGATATTGGTGATAATGCTGTTATTACTATTAATAAAACAATCAGTGGGTATTACCCATTGAACTTGATTACTTATGCAGCACTCATTCCTGTATCAAATACAGAAGGTAGTGAGATTATAACACCAACAAATCTCTCCTTTGCATCGTTTAATGAACAAAACTATTATAGAAATCTTGAACCTAAAGAATTTGGTTCAAACTTGTTAAATAGAAAGTATAAATCATACAGGTGATTAAACATGGCAAATACTTATACTCCGAAATTAAATTTAGCAAAACCGGCAAACGGTGATGTTGATTGGCATATTCCGGTTAATGAAAATTGGGATAAGATTGATACTGAATTAGATAAAGCATTAAAAATAAGTGGGACGACGATTGACGCAGACAAGGACTGGAACGGGAAGAACATCACGAATGTCGGGGCGATCGACACGCTCGCTGGGAATGTCGGGGCGAGATCAGAATTTGTCGATGTTGCTGGATTAACGACACTCCGGAAATCCCAGATAGAGACAATAGGGTGCAGCCCAGGGCAGACGGTCACATTAATGTCGGTTATTGTTCCGTCGAACTATAGCTCCACCATTGCATCAAATTGCACTCTCCACGTTAAAGCGGTCAATCCCAGGACGATACCCAACGCAGGGACAATAACAGTCTATTGTAATGGCGTACCTATCGGGTCTGCACCAATCGGAGAGCGGTATGATCTTTACCAGTGGATGTCGTTTAACACGACGGGGGGATTTAAGGCTGGGGATACGTTGGATATAAAACTATCCGCTGGAGGTACGTCGGGGGGAGGGCCGAGCGTGGCCGAGATCCACATCTACTCGTCCCGAGCCACCAACATTGTAGCGTGCAAGGTGTTCTCCGAAGCAGGCGCATGGTAACCCTTATAAATACCCCTCCCCAATTATCTTTCATGACCGACCCCAAAAATATAATTACTTAATATAAATTATAATTCGTCTAAAAAATAATAAAAAGGTGTTACAATGTATATAGGTGATATTTATTTACCAATTCTTTCCAACATTGATAAGAAATCTGTCTCAAAGATAACAAAAGAGATTGCAGGTATTAACGCTAAAGAACCGAGAACTGTTTCTATTCGTAGGAATCTGCAACCTATTACTCTTGAAGGTTATCTTTACAATGATGGTGAAAAGACTGATGAACAGTATGCGGAAGATGTAGAAGCATTACAGTATCGTTCTGCTGGATATTGCTACACGAAATATGCAGACTTAGATGGTTTCATTGAGATTGAAGGTGCTGATGCTCCTGAAACTTCAGAAGAGTTAGGTGTAAGGAATTATTCAGTGGAAGGTAAGTATCTTCCTGCAAGCAAGTATGAGCGCATTGTGGAAGTAGAAACTGAAATGCGGGATAATGATTTTAACATTGAGTTCCCTCCGCATGTTGCTCTTCCCGTGGGCGCTACAAATGTAAGAGTCAAGACTTCACAGGATAGTGTAAAGTTGTCTGCCCCTGCATTTATGGCAGGAGACATACCGATTTATAGACCGTTCCCTGCATTCTATCCTGGTGATGTTACGCATTCGGATTCTGATACTCCACAGTATGATGCTACCGCGTATAAACTGACTTACAACTTACTCGATGCAAAAGATGAATATATTTCTTACACGTTTGTATCGGGTGTGGATGTCCCTCTTGGTTCTTACCGTGTAGTCTTACGCATGAAGAGTGATGCTATAATCGCATCAGACGTACGTATCGTTGTTTTAAGCGGGGATAATGTTGTGGTAGATGATTTGTATACCTTTGAAGGCAATGATGAAGAAACTGATGTTTTAAACGATGGAAAATGGACGTTTTCAACTAAAGAATCATTGTATGATCTTATAACTACAATAACATCATTAGACAATACAGTTAATTTACGTGCAACAACTTTGTTTGAAGAAAGTTCACATTCTCATATATTAATAACTGATGAAAAAAGAAATCAACCGATAAATGGTGAGTGGACTGTTGTTAAAACTAAACCGTTTAATATTACACAAAAGGGTTTAACGTATACAATCAAAGTTCAAAAAGAAACTGATGATTTATCTAATATTGCAGTTAACTATGGATTTCTCTTACCCGAAAAGAGAGCACGTGTTGCATTTGATATAGGAGGAGAATATAATGTAAGTGAGTGTAAGGTATTTGATACTATTACTACGGGTTCTGAAGAATCCGAATGGAAGCAGATTTATAATCCTGAACATGACTTTGTAGGTGACATTGTTGTTCAGAACCCTATAATGCGGTGGGTGATCAAACAGACTACCTGGAAAAATGCTAAACTCTTTAGTATAACAAACAACAATGTAATTGAAGTTGGTTCTTTTTACAATAAAGCGTTTGGTGATAATCGTGTTATAATCAAGTTTAAAGAAATTAAACCTAATTACCTGAAGTTTACTTTCGAATTAGACACAGGTAATGCAACCTCAATGTCTACAAGTGCAAAAGAATATGACACAGTAGAAGTTACACCATTTAATTTCATTATCAAAAAAGACATTGTTGGTAATTTTAGAAATCATTATACTATTGAAACCAATTCCAAGTTAATCATGGAAAAGGATAATGGTGTTATTGTATTATTTGAACCAACTTTTGTTGGTGGTTTAATTAAATCTCATGATTTTGTAAGTGGGATTAATAATGGTATTATTGAAACAACAAATAATGTTACGGGTAATTCATATGTAATTCCTTTTGTTATTCCCCTTGAGGATAATAATACAATTAACTCACAAGATTTGGCTTTTCTTAGTGCTGTTTATTTTTCGCAAAAATGTAAAGTTGAAGTAAAATAATTAAGGTGATTATTATGAATGAATTTGGTAATGCTTATATTGAAAAGGTTTGGTGCAATTCTGTTAAATCGCCTCGTCCATTGAAGGTGATTCCTTACCTGAAGGATTTTAAAGTATTCTTCAGTGTGAAGGGAACAGAAATAGGTAGAATAACGATTGGTGTATTTGTGGATGATATTCTGGATCAGATGCTTACCACGAATATTCTAGAGAAAAATAAGAGTCTTGCAATTTGGTTCTGGTATCCTTACAAGCGTAAGCAGATGGGTAAGCATGTAATCCAGTTCAAGATTGGCGAGGCAACCGATAAAACGGTTGATTCTGTTACGTGGAAATATACTTCTGATAAATATATAGTTGAGGTGAAATAACATGGTTAAGTGGATTGTTACTATTTATGAAACATTAACAGAACTTGAAACTGCTGTTGAATTGATTGATAATACGGTTGTTATACATATTATTCCTATCTTCAAGGATAATCGTCAGCAATATTTGTTAGCGATTGGTGATGATTTATCGGTAATTGATGGTGGTGACGCTTAATGCCTAGAAAAGCATCAATACAGATTAGACGCGATACGCGCAATAATTGGTTAGCAGAAAGTGCCGTTCTTAAGAATGGCGAATTGGGGTATGAAACTGATACAGGTGTACTCAAAATAGGTGATGGAACAAGTGGTTGGAATACTATCGTTAGATTCGCCAACCAGAATGATATTACAATGTTAAATGAAAGAATAGATGACGTTTTAACAGTTTCAAGCAATAATATCTACGGTGTCAAGATTGATACCATTAATCAGAATCCTGAAACAAGTGTTACCTATACTGATGATGCAGCGGGATTTGTCCCTATGCGGGGCAATGATGGTAACTTTGATTGGGGTTCTTGGGAATTGCCGTTTAAATCATTAGGTATTCGTCCTTGTGTATTCAAGGATGATGCGGTAAATTATTATCTTGATCCTAATGATTATACAAAAAAGATTGATGGTTCTAATGCTGATATTACATCTGGTCTTGATGGAGATGTAATGATTGAAATTCCAAAAATGTTTTGGAAATTCAGTGAAAATGGAACTGAAAGAATCATCCAAATGAGCAGAGTTGAGCGTAAAGGGTTTGTTTGTCTTGCTCATACGCGCGGTGTAAATGTCGAAGATAATATTTATATTGGTGCATATCCTGGTGCTGTAATTGATGGTAAAATGCGTTCCCTGTCAGGTAAAACACCTACTAATTCCAAAACACACGCTGCATTTAGAACATATGCACAAGCAAATGGTGAGGGATATGAGCAGTTTCTATTCTATCAGATGCAGTTACTACAGATTTTATATGTTATTTTCTTCAAGAGCCTTGATGGGCAGACTGCACTTGGTAGAGGTAATGTAGACGCATCAGTTTTAAAGATAACAGGAGCACGTAATACTTCTGGTATGTTTTATGGTTCTACTAATGGAACCGAGCAGATTAAATTCTGTGGTATTGAAGATTTTTGGGGCAATATACGTTATTGGGTAGATGGAATATGGTCTACGGCGAATACTGATCCTGCTAGAAAGTTGTGGATTGCAACTGATGAGTTTAATATTGTTCCTTATCAGCAGGACGGTGAAATGTGGGTTGATGCTGATCCTAAACCATATAATTATATAGAATATGGCACTGGGTTTGCCAGCAATGTTGATGGGTATATCAAGGATATTCACGGAGCAAACGAAACCGGGTTTGTCACAGTCAATAATGGTGGATCGGAAACTACCTACTATTGTGATTATGCGTGTCTTCAGGCGGGTTTCTTGGGTAGTTTCGGCGGGTCTTGGACTAGTGCGGGTAATGCGGGGCCTTTCTATCTGAATTTGAGCTATTCGCCTGTGTTTTCGCATTCGATTATCGGCGGTCGCCTAACATGGATTAAAAAACAAAGTTGAGGTGATATATATGTAGTAAATATTTTTTATCAAAAAGGGCATAAATGATTTTTTATACGAATCTTCAAGCAGGTTACTTAGGTAATTTCAGCAGGAATTGGACTAATGCAGGTAATGCAGAGCCTTTCAATCTGAATTTGAACAATTCACCTGTGAATTCGAATTCGAATATCAGCAGTCACCAAAATGGAAATATGCATTGTTAAAATTATGTCCTCACCTCTTGGTGGAATATTAGGGTGTAGCGGTTATGTTAGTAGGGTAAAACCGAAAACTTGACCTGATTAATCCATTTAGAGAATATTATGAAACGAATTGGTAATATATATCATAAAATATATGACATGGACAATTTAAGATTAGCACATCTTAATGCCCGTAAAGATAAAGGTTCATATGTTGAAGTTCAAATGGTTGACTCTGATGTTGAACATTATCTTCAAGATTTGCAAATGTCTCTTATCAATAAAACATATAAAACATCTGAATATACTATCTTTGAGAAAACAGAGGGTCGAAAAGTAAGAACTCTTTACAAATTACCTTATTATCCAGATAGAATATGTCAGTGGGCAATTATGCAAATTCTTGAACCAATTTTAATAAAAACATTAATATACGATACATATTCTGCTCTTCCTGGTCGTGGTCCTCACCTGGCATGGAAGAGAATAAACAAAGCAATGTATCATAAGAACGATACAAAATATTGTTTAAAGATTGATATTCATAAGTATTATCCATCTATTTCTCATGACATTCTTAAACAGATATATAGACGTAAAATAAAGGATAATGATGTTTTATGGTTAATTGATGAAATAATTGATAGTGTGCCTTCCGGTATACCTATAGGCAATTATTTCTCTCAATGGAGTGGTAATTTATATCTTTCAGGTTTTGACCATTGGTGTAAGGAAGAAAAGAAATGTCGGTTTTATTTCCGATATATGGATGATATCGTTATATTCCATAAATCAAAAAGATTTCTTCATCAACTTGATGATGAGATTCGAGAATATCTTGCCCGCAATTTAAAACTAAGAGTAAAATCTGATCGACAGGTATTCAAAACACGTTCACGTGGACTTGATTATGTTGGTTATCGTTTTTTCGATGAGAACATTTTATTAAGAAAATCAACTGCTAAAACATTAAAAACAAAAATGACCAAAATAAAGAAAACATGTGAATCGGGTTTAGATTTAACTCTAAATGAATATTGTAGTATTAATTCGTATAGAGGTTGGATTAAATGGTGTAATCATCACAAACTTGAACAAAAATATATTAAACCATTGCAACCATTTATTAACAACTATCAAATGGAGGTTTGAATTATGAAAATTAGAGGAACTCAAGAATCAATACCGTTTATTGAAATCGGTAAAACTAATGTTTATATCAGAACGAATGTTGAACATATTGAAGAGGAAGAGTTTAGCGGATGGGAATATGATGAAGAAATCATTTCTATCCCCGAATACATCAGCACACTCTCTGATAAAAATTCAGTAGATATAACTGCATTAATTATAACTGGTTTAATGCAAGAAATTGATGAACTCAAAACAAAAGTTGAAGCATTGGAGGAATCATTATGAATCCTTTTGTAATGATGTGTATATTTGCAATTCAGTCAGGACGTATGACGATTAAACAAGTCCCTATACAGTATCGTAATGAAGTTATTATTGAATTAAGTAAATTGGAATAAATGATTTACATGGATAACTTATTACAATTTTTAATTGATAGTGGACTTCTTTACATGATTATTTCTACTCTTCTTACTGTGGGTATTGGATTCATTGTAGGGAAAGGAGTATCGTTTAAAGAGATTCAGGACATTATCAAAGTTGTGGATGAAAGTTACAAGGATGGTTACATTAGTCCTGAAGAGGCGCAGAAGATTTATGAAGAGATTACTGATGTAATCGGACAAGATTGGTATATCCGGTTGTTCAATATTATCAAGAGGTGATGTATGAAGTTTGATTTTAAAAAGTTTAAACTCTATTTCCTTGCTTTAATTGCTACTGTGTTTGGAACACAGCGAGTAAAACCGATTGAAATTGATATTTACATCGAGGACAACATTGATCCTGAATTTGTGAAGGATTCCCTCTACCTTATTCCTCAACTGTGGAAGTTCAACTTCCTTACTGAAGCACCTAAGTATCGTGTAATGACAGGAGAGTGGAAGGGATTTCTCATTCCTGAAGCGGATGATACTGTTGTAATCTTCGATGGTAAGGCCCGTAGTGCTAAGTATGCGGGTGGTTGTGCAGGAAAGAGTGTTGGTGTTACAAAGAACACCTGGGACACTGATGAACTAGGATTTGGATTACGTATTTGGCATGAACTTCTTCATGCGCAGAAGATTGATTCCGATGCAATGTTACGTAGTCCAGAGTTTGAAGAATGGTTAGAATCACAGTTTAATTATGTTCTTACCGGAAATAGAACTGCATACCAACATTCTATGCAGTTTCAGATACTTTTCTATAACTTCCTTACGCGGAAGTTTGTAAGGGGATAATCCTCTTACCTTTTTTAAATCTCTTCAATTCTTTGAGTAAAACAGTATTATTTTGGCATGTTGTTTTGAAGAGGTATATTTACTCATCTAAAAAAAGATAGGGTCAAACTCCCTATGTTTTTGATGTGTTTAGGGGGTAATATTTTGATTCTAGTCTACTATTACACGACCATAAGAATCAAGAGTAAACCCAAGTTCACAATTAACATTACAGCATGTACCAATCCTACCTGATTTTTTACCAATGTTGCAAATGTTACCACATATCACATGGTTTCCATTCTCATCCACAAGTTCAAGAGTAACAAATTCACCATTGTCTACAAGATTAAAATAGACATTCTCAACCTTACTCTTCTCCTGAATTTCACCAGTATAAATTCCTTCAACACCCATTTACTCCACCTTCACTCTACCACAATTATCAAGATCAAATCCAAGTTTATCCGTAATACCACCAATGCGAGTAATCTTACCAGACTTCTTACTGATGATACAAACACTTGCTACAGTTATTCCACACTGATTAACAGCATTAAGGGAAACACTCTCTTTAAAGTCAGTCAGTTTGAAGTAATACTTTTCTTTCTTCTCTTCCTTGATCTTTTCCGCGTCAAAGACGCCACAAACCTTGTAATCCACTTTCACACCAACCTATGTTGTATACAATTAGTTATACGGTGTTGTATAAAAGGGTTTTGAATTGTTTCTACACGCATTATTGTGCAAAACTTATTCAGGATGATAATAACGATACAGGTAATAACGAAGGGTATTTTCAACATTGAAACAAACGCTGTCAATAGAACCATTTGCATCAAGAATGAAATAACGATGTTTTCCTTCTTTTGCAAGTTTTATATAATTATCCTGAATCTTTTGTAAACGCTGTATTTCTTCTGACATATTGTTTATCTTACGCCGTTTAGCATTACGCATAGCGAATACAGATGGATTACCATATAAGAAGATAGTAATGTTAGGAAAAAGTGTGTTTCCATCGAAGAAGCGCATAATCTCTTCTGTGTCGCGCGTAAGGACCACTCCATAGCGCGCAATGATTTCATCCAGGTAGGAATCGGTAATCACAATCTTACCCTCTTCGAGAGCAGGCGTGATGAATGAATCAATATGGTCATAATGATCGAGTAGCGTAAAAAGTAACTGTTTCTCAGGGTTATCCTTATGTTTCTCAATCAATTCACGCATATCTTCAGCGTAAGGTTCAGCCGTATAGATAATATCTTCAAAGTCAGTCAGATTGTCACGTAAATAGTTGAGGACAGTGGTTTTACCACTACCCTCTACACCTTCAATACTAATTATCATATTCTTACACCTCATAAAAAGTTGAGTGCTTCTAATGTATCTTTAGGGAGTTTAATCTTCAGTGCATTATTCTTGTAATCAGTAATCAAACCAGAAAGTTTAGGATACGCTTCTAGTAACTTCTGTGCGCGTCTGTCACCTACACCAGGTAAGGACAGATAAATGTCATAGAGTGGATTTGTACTTGACTTGACTTTCTTATGCTTGACACTTTCTATTTTCTTACCCTTTCCTACCATTTCCTTGATCTTGAAAATTGCATGGTATAATTGAGGAGCAGTATCAAACTGAATCATCTTTACATCATACCTTGCTGCCACAGAACAGAGGGAACCAACTGTATGTGCAGTTTTCCACTGTTTAGCGTAAGGGACATAATAAAGACTCTTGAAATTACCATGAATGAAAAGATACGGTTCATCAAACTGTTCAAGATTGGTAAGTTGTGTTTCTAAGCGTCCATCGCGCACAGAATTAATAAAGTCTGCTACAGATTTACGCTCAATGACAATCTTCTTCTCACCATCAATAACCCAAGCAAAATCACCTGATTCCATGCATTCAAAACGGACTTCAACATTATACGTTTTTGCAATGCGAGCAATCTTATTTTGAACAGTTTTGGGTTCTCTTGTATCTACAATTAAGTATTCTATGTTATCACCTGTATATTTTTACTAAATGTTTATCTTTCGTGCCATACTCTCTTGTAAAGTCACAGTAACCAGAATGAGGACAATACCCATACTGCTTGACAAGTTCACAACGCGGGAAAATAGGTTGGTTGTAAACATCAAATAGTCTATCAAGTTGTCGCTCCTCAACGATGCAATGATACGCTTCTGTGCGTCCATTGCGTGTGCTTACAAGGTATTTTTCTAATATATCTTTGATCTCACCGTAGAGGAAACCGCTATCACGCAAATAGGAAATAAGCAAGTAGCGCCCTCTAAAACCTACTCGTTTTGACATACTGTTTATCAGTAAGGATGAAATGCATGGTGGAAGAGATTTGAGCAGAGAATCATGCGAAATCTGCATACAAATAGCATCATCATACTCTAATCTATAGTCCTGTGCGTCGATTGAAGAGTAGCGATTGTTGTAGTATTTTCCACCCACATCAAACATTTCCATGTTTAGGTATTTATTACCATAAACCGTGTAATCACATGGATGTGGCTGATGTGTGGCCTTACGCTGTATAAACTTCAATCCACGTTCAAGATCATCTGTTGTAAGAGGAATACAGTATCTACCACGACGATTATTAAATGTTCCTGGGATTGTTGCAACACGCGCGACATCACCCATAACCTTTTCATCCATCGTAGTCAACTTGAACTTCCTTACAAAAAATGAATGTGCGCTAAAAAGTGCTGCTTTCTTATTCTTCAATTCCGCGTAATTCTTAGTGAAGAGGTAGAAGTGGAATCCTGCACCAGAATATAGCATCAGGTAGCGCATGTTACGTTTACCAAACTCATTTGAGAGTTTTACTGCTTCAACAAATGATTTCTCACCGTCAAGATCAAAGAATATCTTATCTACGTTGAGGAAAGCATTGTCATACACTTCTGAAGATGTGTAATTGTAAATGGTAGCAAATACACGCTTGTATGATTTATAGCGGTTTATCTGCTCGTAAAATTCCTCAGAAGTATTTGTTGTAATCCGGTAAGGAATTGCAATTTGACGCGGGAATGAATCGTAAAGCAACTTGTGAATAGTGACGCACACAATCTTCCACCACTATTACATATGTAAAAAAGAGTTTATAAAGATTGTTATTTAGGAGAATTCATCTTTGGTTGTATCATCGTAAATCATGTCACAAATATAGGCATATTCACAATAGTTGCA